AATGCATTGAACACATTGATCAAACAATTAAATGGTGGAGTACTAGATACGTCTTTTCCTATTAACTGGCAAGACTATAAGAATAGCGTCTTGTTGACTCAAGGAGACGATCTCAAAAGATTAAACACTACTATCCACAAAATTGTGGCAGTCTAATATTTATTAACATGAAAAAGCAACTTAACGAAGTAGAAGCATTACAGAAAATTGCAGGCATAAAACAAGATATGCCATTTTCTAATGTAGACCCGTCTAAATTTCTTGATAAAGAAGAAATTCCTGGAGAAGAAGGGATCGAGGAAGGTATGGCAGATATTCTCGCTTCTATAAAAAAAGAAGATGAGAAAGCTGCTAGATTAAAAAAAGTATGGGATAGTTTAAAAGGCATGAAATTTACTCATAGAGATGATCCTAAAAAAACAGTGTATACTATAGCATCTGTAACATATCCAAAAACTAGTAATGGTACGCCTGTACTATCTGGATACGGAAAAAATTGGAATTTCTTTGTAACATTAAATTGGAAAGGTAAAAAGGCAGACTCAATGGATTACTTTAAACTAAATCATGTAACCTCCAATATTAAAGACGGGACGTGGATCCCAGTAAAATAAGTAAGACCGGCTAAATGCCGGTTTTTTTGTCTTACTAGAAACAAATATTGTTATTCAATGTTTTTTTTGTCTTACATTTATCGAAATTAGTTACATATGGATATATCGGTTTTAAAATCAAGATTGTCGGCTCTACAAAATCCACGTGGAGGACAAAAAAAGGACCTATCCCAGACTATCTGGAGGCCTTGAATTTGCTCAAGGACTTCGCAAGTCTGGAGACAAAGAAAACTGGTCACTCGCTAAGAAGCTTGAACCTAAAATGCGTATCTTTGCACCTGTTATTGTAAGAGGTGAAGAAGATAAAGGCGTTAGGCTTTGGGAATTTGGTAAGCAAGTGTACATGGACTTGTTGAGTATTGCTGAAGATGAGGACGTAGGAGACTACACAGATCCTATTACAGGTCGTGACATTACTGTTGAAACAGCTGGTAAAGAAACCACTGGTTTGATGTATAACACTTCAACTGTTAGGGTTAGAACAAAGTCTACACAACTCTCAGAAGATGCAGACAAGGTAAAAACTTGGCTTGATAATCAACCTGATCCTTTGGCTCAATTCAAAAAGTATTCTTATGACGAGATGAAAGAATCTCTTCTTAAGCACTTGAACCCTGAAGAAGAGCTAAAAGAGCAAGCTGATGCTGTTGAAACTAAACCTACAGGAGATCTTCCTTGGGAAAAGCCTCAAGCAGCAGGACAATATACCTTGAATACTGGAAAAGCAAGCGTCGATTCTTCGATTGATGATCTTTTCAGTGATCTTTAATAAAATCCCCGGTTACAAGCCGGGGTTTTTTAACTAAACAGTTTCGCAAATGGCAAAATCATTAACAAGTACTATAAATAGTGCAATAAAAGGCACTATTGATCTAGAGAAATTTAAAAAGGGAAAGAACCTTTCAGCAGGCGTTGTATTTAAAGAGCAAAGGTGGATACCGCTATCTCAAGCATTTCAAGATACACTCCAGATTCCAGGAATTCCTGTTGGTCACATTACTCTTCTAAGAGGACATTCTGATACAGGTAAAACAACCGCACTTCTTGAAGCTGCAGTTTCAGCTCAAAAGATGGGCATTCTTCCTGTGTTTATTATTACAGAGATGAAATGGGATTGGAGTCACGCTAAAGAAATGGGATTCCAATTTGAAGAAGTAGCAGATCCTGCAACAGGTGAAGTAGTTGATTACAAAGGATTCTTTTTGTATATCGATCGTGAAAGACTAGAGTGTGTAGAAGATGTAGGTGCTTTCATTGCTGATATTCTTGATGAACAAAAGAGAGGTACACTTCCTCATGACATTTGTTTCTTCTGGGATTCTGTAGGATCTATTCCTTGTAGAATGAGTATTGAAAAGTCTACTAATAATAATGAGTGGAATGCAGGAGCAATGTCTCAAACATTTGGCAACTTCATCAATCAGAGAATTGTACTATCTCGTAAAGCATCACAACCTTATACTAATACATTAGTTGCAGTAAATAAAGTTTGGGTAGCTAAACCTGATTCACCAATGGGCCAACCTACGTTGAATAATAAAGGTGGTAATACAATGTACTTTGACTCTTCATTAGTTATTACTTTTGGTAACATTGCTAGAGCTGGAACAAACAAAATCAAAGCCACTAAAAATGGTAAAGAGGTTGAGTTTGCTAAAAGAACTAGGATTAGTTGCGACAAAAATCACGTGACTGGTGTCACTGCTGTCAACAAAGTTATTATGACAGTACATGGATTTATCAACGATGATAAAAAAGCTCTTGATGAATACAAGAAGCAATATTCAGATCAGTGGATGAAAGTCCTAGGATCAACATCATTCGATGTAGTTGAGGAAGACACACCGCTATCACCTGACATTTTTGATACCGCAGACTAATGAATGAAGAAATGAAAAAAATATTCGACTCTTTAAAAGAAGAAACAGTCGAAAACCATGTTGATAGTAGGGTGCTTCTTGTAGACGGCTTAAACACCTTCTTAAGAGCATTCACTGCTATCGGGTGGGTAAATAAAGATCTATCACATATAGGAGGATTAACAGGCTTTTTACGTTCCTTAGGTTACGTAATTAAATTAATTAGGCCGACTAGAGTGATATTAGTGTTCGATGGTCAAGGTGCATCAACAAACAAAAGATATATCTATCCAGAATATAAAGGTAATAGAGGTCTTAAAAGAGTCACAAATTGGGATTCATTTGAATCACAACAAGATGAATCTGATGCAATTACTAATCAGATAGTTAGATTGATCTATTATCTAAAACAACTTCCTGTTGATTTGCTTTCAATCGATAAGATTGAAGCAGACGATGTTATCGGTTACATCACAGGAAAATTAACTGGAGAGGTTACAATCTTATCTTCAGACAGAGATTACTTACAGTTAGTTTCAGATAAAGTAACAATCTACTCTCCTACTAAAAAGAAATTCTATGATAGGGAGTTAGTACTAAAAGAGTACGGTGTAACACCAAAGAACTTTTTAACTCAAAAGATACTTCTTGGAGATTCTGGAGATAATGTACCTGGAGTAAAAGGTCTAGGAAGTAAGACTATGCTCAAGTTGTTTCCACAATTGGGTTCTGAAGAAGAGATTAGTCTAGATGCAATATTACAGTCCTGTGAAGGAAAGGCTAAGATACTAGAATCGATTAAGAATTATGAGTATCAACTAAGGATCAATAAAAAGCTAATGGACTTAAAAGATCCTAATATCCCAGAAGAGGCACTAGAAGAAATAAATAGTTTGTTACTTAATCCTTCGAAGGAGTTCAATTCAAAAGAATTTCTTAATTTGTATCATGAAGATGAATTAGGCAACTCTATACCTAACGTGTATACATGGTTGTTTAATCACTTTAACGAATTATCAAAATATAAATAGTTATGGCGTCATTAAATCAGTTGCAGCAGTACGGTGTTAGTTTTCAAATCAAGGTAATGTCTAGTTTGTTGAAGCATAAAGAGTTTCTTCAAAACATAAACGATATTCTTGATACTGAAATGTTTGATAATCCAGCACATAAGTGGATTGTCGGTGAAATTCTAAGATACTACTACAAGTATCATACTACTCCATCACTTGATGCACTTCAAGTAGAAGTAAGAAAGATAGAGAATGAAGTATTGAAAGTTAGCGTTGTAGAGCAACTTAAAGAAACCTATAAATCAGCTAATGAGGATAGGGAATATGTAGAGCAGGAGTTTAGTAGCTTTTGTAAAAATCAACAGATTAAAAAAGCGATCCTTAATTCTGTTACGTTATTAGAGAAGGGTCAATACGACGATATCAAATATATGATGGATCAAGCTTTGAAAGCAGGACAAGAAAAGTCTATTGGTCACGAATATGAAAAAGATATTGAAACAAGGTATCGTGAAGAAGAGCGCGCAGCTATTCCTACATCATGGCCACATCTTAATGAACTTCTTATGGGAGGGCTTGGTAAAGGAGATCTTGGGCTTATATTCGGAAATCCTGGTGGAGGTAAATCATGGATGCTAGTTAATCTAGGAGCTATGGCTGTACAAAGAGGATATACAGTATGTCATTATACTTTAGAACTATCTGAGTACTACGTAGGCAAACGTTATGACTCTCTATTTACAGGAATAGATGTACAACAGGTTCATAAGCATCGCGGTGCTATCGAGGAAGCAGTAGGTAAATTGAAAGGTAAGCTTGTTATCAAAGAGTTTCCTATGGGAAAAGCAACTAC